CAGGAAACGTATCTGAGACATTAGTACCAGCAGTTGATGGAGAGTATATTCTTAAGTTCAGAGATGATGGTGGCAGATTAAGTTCTGGAGAGACTTCTGTTGTTGTAACAACTCCTGATCCTATACCTAAATTACTTGTATTAGCAGATAGAGAAGATACTGACGCGACACCTTTTGCTGGAGACAAGGTTGATTGTTTCTTTTCTGATGATGTAAACGGACTTGTTCTTGGATCGTTGGAAACATTAGATGATGTAACTGACTTCGATACTATCCCTGATTTTGACTTCTTAGGTGCTGTAGATATTACTGGTGGTCATTATGATTTTGCTTCCAAGCTGGATTTAGGTGGCAAACAACCACTCAGATTAAAACGTCACTTTGTTACACAGGGTTTTTATCCTAATGATCTGATTGATAAAAGATCAGCAAATATTGATACATGGACAGACTTTGATGGTGCTACTGCATTTAATGTTAATGCAAAACTATTGGTGGCAACAACTGACAGCGATCCAGCTACATCTGATTCAGCTACTTATACCCAATCTGGAACGACAATAACAGTAACAAAATCTAGTCATGGATTCAGTGCAGGAACTTTTGTCGATATTGATTTTACAAGTGGTGGTGCAACTGATGGATATTTTGAAGTTCAATCTGTGCCAAGTAGCAGTACGTTTACTGTCACTGCGTCATCTAGTGCAACAATATCAAGTAGCAACTGTAATATCGGAGCAGGATTTACTAACTTTAATACACTTGCCAATGGAACATTTATTGGTCGTGGATTCAGATTTAGATGTCAGATGGATTCAGATGACCCTGCACAATCTATTGAAATAGATCAACTTGGTTACACAGCAGAACTTGATAGCAGAACCGAAACTATAAATACTGTGATCGCATCTGGCACATCAAGTAAAGCAGTTACGTTCCAACACGCTTTCTTTACAGGAACTTCTGCACTTGGAGGATCTACTTCTGCTTTCTTGCCTAATATTGGAATTACTATAGAAAATGCACAATCAGGAGATTTCTTTGCCTTGTCTAATATTTCTGGAACGGGATTTACTATTGATATAAAGAATGGCTCTAGTTTTGTTAATAGAAATTTCAAATATGCCGCAACAGGATTTGGGCGTGGTAGTTAGTATTGAATTAAGATATACTTAAATAAAAAATTGGATTAGGTAATGGCTACTCACGATTATGTTATAGCAAACTCTACTGGAGCAGCAGTTAGAACTGATCTTAATAATGTATTGCAAGCGATATTAACAAATAACAGTTCTGGTTCTGCTCCTAGTACCACAGCTGCATATATGTTGTGGGCTGATACAAGTAATAATATTTTAAAAATGCGTAATTCAGCTGATGATGGTTGGATTGATTTAAGAACACTTACTGGTGGTATAACTTCAACTGCTGATGCAACAATAAATTCTGTAACTGTCGGTAAAGGTGCAAATTCTGTTTCCACTAATACTGTCCTTGGAGTAAATGCTTTAGACGCATCTGTTACTGGAAGTCATAATGTTGCCATTGGTCACTCTGCACTAACAACTTGCACATCTGGAAATAGCAATGTGGCTGTGGGTAGAAACGCATTATTAGACCTTACAGAGGGAACGCATAATCAGGGAATAGGTAATAACGCTGGAGAAAACATAACAACAGGTAATTTTAATGCTTTTATCGGGACTAATTCTGGTGCAGCTTTAACAACAGGTAGTAACAACATTGGAATTAGTTATAACTCTCTACAAAAAATTTCTACTGGCGGTAATAATATCGGAATTGGATATGAAGCTCTACAGGAAAACACAACCGCTAGTAACAATACTGCTGTTGGCTACTTAGCACTTACTGCAAACACAACTGGACATTCAAACACTGCTGTTGGAAAAGATTCTTTAGAACTAAACACAACTGGAACTTTTAATACCGCAGTTGGTTTTCAAGCTTTAAATGAGAACACAACTGCCGTTGCTGGTGCAGCATTTGGTTATAACGCATTAAGAAAAAACACTACTGGAGCAAATAACGCTGCTTTTGGATACGAAGCTTTACATTCAAACACAACTGGAACTCAGAACACAGCCGTAGGTTCTTTAGCTCTTCAAGCAATTACTACATCTAGCACTTGTTCTGCTTTTGGTTATTCAGCTTTAAAACTTACTACAGGAGCACAAAACTCTGGTTTTGGTGCATATGCTTTATCAGCTAATTCATCAGGAGCACAAAACACTGCAATCGGATACCAAGCTTTAAGACAAGCTACTACAGCAGATAATAATACGGCTGTTGGGTGGAGAAGTATGGATGCCAATACAACAGGTGCAGAAAACACTGCTATTGGTAAAAGTGCTTTATTTGCAAACACAACTGGAAATTACAATGTAGCTATAGGTGATAAAGCCTTAGATGCTAATACTACAGCATCTTCAAACACTGCTGTTGGTCAAAATTGCTTAACAGAAAATACTACTGGTGAAAATAATACTGCGATTGGTGGTAACGCATTAGATGCAAACACAACTGCCAGTAATATCACAGCTGTTGGATATGCTGCATTAGGAGCTAATACTACTGGAACAAACAACACAGCCGTAGGTTCTACTGCTTTAGATGCTAATACTACTGGTGCAGCTAACGTGGCAGTTGGAGATGGAGTACTTTCAACAAATATTACTTCAAATTATAATACAGGTGTTGGTCATTTTGCCCTAAACGAAAATACTGCTGCTAGTAATACCGCAGTAGGAGGTAATGCCTTAAGATATAACACAACTGGAACTGGAAACTCTGCTGTTGGTCAAGGTTCTTTAGATGCTAATACTACAGGTAGTTATAATGCTTCTTTGGGTAATGGTGCTTTAGGTTCAAATACAACTGCAAATAATAACGTTGCTGTTGGCTACGGAACATTAGGAGCAAATACAACTGGTATTAATAATACTGCTATCGGTATGCAAGCCTTAGATGGCAATACTACGGCAAGTAACATCACAGCAGTTGGTCAGGCAGCTTTGGGAGGTGCTAATACTGGCTCTAACAACGTAGCAATGGGTTCTACATCTTTGGGTGCAAACACATCTGGTCAAGACAATACTGCCCTTGGTACTTATGCTCTTTATACAAACTCAACTGCAAGCAATAACACAGCAGTAGGTAAATCAGCACTACAACTAAACACAACTGGAACATCAAACGTAGCTGTAGGAACGCAAGCCTTAGATGCTAATACAACTGCGGATTATAATACTGCTGTAGGATATAAAGCTTTAAGTGGAAACACAACTGGAGAACTGAACGTAGCGATAGGTACTTTTGCTTTGCCTAACAGCACTACGGCAGAGAATAATGTTGCAATCGGATACGGTACTATGAATGTTTGTACAACTGGTGGAAATAATGTTTGCATAGGAAAAGATGCAGGAAATGGAATCACAACAGGTAGTGAAAATATTTTTATTGGTAAGGGAGTAGCAGACGGAGGTTCATTTTCAACTGGTTCTAATAATATAATAATTGGTGTTGATCAGAATCCTAGCCTTGGCGATCAGAGTAATGAACTCAAACTTGGTAACGGTAGTACTTCAGTTTTCAGATGTAATGTTCAAACTATAAGTAGTTTATCGGATGTTAGAGATAAAACAGATATAGTTGATATACCAGATGGTTTAGACTTTATAAACAGTGTCAGACCCGTTAAATACAAATGGGACAGAAGAATACCAGATGACACTTGTGGATTGGTTAGAGCAGGGTTTATAGCTCAAGAATTACAGGAAGCACAAAAAGGTTCAGAATATCTTGATTTAATATATGATGCAGACCCAGAATTTTTAGAAGCAAAACAGGGTAATTTACTTCCAGTTATGGTAAAAGCAATACAAGAGTTATCAGCAAAAGTCACAGCCCTCGAAGCAGGGTAAACTAAAAGTAACCTAATTTTAATTATGGAAGAAAAAACCGCAGATGAAATCGCAGCAATCTTCTCTGCTGCTGGTGATAGCGTAACTGTTATCGGAACGGCTCAAGAATCAGATGAAACTGATGCTGATTTTAAAGACAAAATTAAGCGTAATGTAGAGCATCTTGAGATCATCAAAGACTACAAGAAAACTGATGGAACGACCTCTATCTGGACATCTGAATCATTCACAGATATAGATGCTGCTATTGTTGCTGGTAAAAAACTTTACTAAATTATGAATTTACAGGAAAGATTACAGCAACTTGCTTTAGAAAGACAAAATCTTACTATTGCCTTGCATGAAATCAATGGTGCGATGAAGTTACTGGAACAGCAGATTCTTGAGATTCAAGAGACATCCGAAGCAAACCAGCCATCAGATACAGAGGCATCAACCCCACAAGAAGCAACAGCACCATCAGAGTAAGTGGTGCTACCATTTTATTAAGAACTTCTTTGACCATGTTTCAAAAAATCGCAAACATTTTGAGTATTATCTCATTTGTAATGGTAGCTTCGATGAGTGGAGGGGCATACTTAGGTTACAAGTATGTAACTTCAGAACAATTCAAATCAAGAGTTATGAATGAGATTCTTGGTAATGTACAAGGAATGATGCCAAAAGTATTAGAGAAAGAATTACCTGATCTTACTGGCCCATCTTTGCCAATACCAAAAGGCCTAGGAATATAATTGGAAATACCTGATATAAGTATTCCTGAGATATACATTCCAAACGTTCCAGAAATATACAGTCCTCATTATTTAACTATTACAAAACCACCAGATATTGATGTTCCTGGTTGTACTTATCAACATCGTGATATAAAAAATACTGGAAATCGTAATTTATTATTGGAAGATCCAAATGGTGTATTTACAACGTGTGATTTTCCATTTCCTAGTTTTGTTCCTCTTGACTATACACTTGAGAATCTTGTCATTACAGAAGAAGCACCTATCAGTAATGAACCACCGCCATTACCAGAAACAGAGCAGCCAAAGATTCCTGATTTACCTAAACCACCCCCACCAGATTTTCCTCCCTGTCCTGGAAAAAATGACCAGAGAGTAGGAGATTTTCGTAACGATAAAAAATTAGAACGTGTTATTGGGCATGAAAGAGGGCAAGATGGTAGTGAATGTATAACTCTCTATGAAGCAGTTGAGTGGAAAGAACAATACATTCCGTCTGCTCCACAGTTTGTTGGGGTTTTTAGCCTTGCTTTGGTTGGTGCTTCTGCACCATTGGTACTTCAGCTTGTCCGCCCAATAGTTAAGCAAGTCGTGACAAAGTTGACCAAGAAGAAAAAAGATGTAAAATAATTATTCGTAGATAAGTGTAATACCCGTGACTTATCTACTTTAATTTATGAGTATGTGGGATAACTTGATTGGGGGGTATATCTACAATAATATTTTGACAAGTAACCGCTTCTGGTGTTCCAGGTTTATATGTAGCTCCCAACTTTGCTTGTTTTGCACACATTTCCAAACGATACAAACTGATCTCCATTTTAGTTTTCTTTATTAGTAATCTTTGAGCTTCAATATTCACTGCTGTTGCTTCATGGCAAAGTGCTGGAGACTTGCCTAACGGAATATTGAATTGTGCAGATATTCCATAATTTAAATTAAAATTATCTTTTTCAAATCTAGGTATTTCAGAATAGTATTTAATTTCTCCAGTATCTTCATCATAGATTGGTGTTCTCGTAATATATTCTTTGGGTCGTGCGAAAGACCAACTATCTGTTACATAAGGTGTAATCGTAAGACTAGGAGAAGCACAAACTATTCCCTGACTCATTCTGTAAGATGGCATGGCTGACGGGGTTATCATGGTGGCATTATTATTAACTACCCCTTGTGCATTGCTTGAAGGTGACGCAACTGTTGTATTAGCGTAAACCTTTGTAGGACAAAGAAGTAAAGCTACTGCCCAAATGTAGTTGTGGTTTCTGTTGTTGTGCTTGTATTTATTTGACGAGTTATGGTGGTTACTGTGTCTAGTCCCGGAGTAATTAGTGTTTCTTGTAGAGAGAAAGCTGCCCCATCGTTTGATATTGACCAGCGAGGTATAGCTTCTAAGTTTGGTGAAGTCCAATTAAAATTTACTCCCCCAACTGTTTGTTCATTCGTAGTCGTAGCAGTAGGGTTGATATATCCTGTTTCAGATTTGATATTATGTCCTGATGCTGAGTAGGAGTATCCTGTCCTATATTGATGGCTCGTGATCGTTTCATTAATTATTGATTCAGATGTACTTGATGTTGTAGAACTTCCTGTACGAAATTGCGGAACTACAGGAACAGCAAGTGTTCTTATAGGTAATGTTAATAAAACTAGCAGCCAAAGTCTAGTCAATCGTAATAGTAACTTTAGTAGACCCAATACAGCTAGTACCACTGCCTCCAGCCGTGCAAGTATGAATACCAGAACTCAATGACGTTAAAGCAAGAGATCCTGCAGTACCACCTGATCCAACAGTAGTTTGTCCACTTAATACTGGTAATGCTGCTATACCGCTAGAAGGAGTGACAGTAGAGGGTGTAGCGTCACCCATTATCACGGATTCTGTTTTGCTGAAAGCAGATCCCGATGTTGTTACTGTAGTGTCTGTTTGAATCATAGCTGGCACACCATTGGTAAGGCTTCCAACATTGATTCCACCTATCTTTCCTGATGTTGTGGTGTCTCCTACAGTTACAGATGGTGTAATATTATTTCCGCTTAGTGAATATGTAGTTCCTACCTTATTGGTAACAACGTATGGCATATCTACAGTAATTTGGGCAGATGTCACAAACTCTTGTTTTATGTCAGCAAATGCTGGAGTTGTTGCGAGTAATAATAATGGAAGTAGCTTTTTCATTTTTTAAGTTTAGGGTCGATTACTTCAGCACCTTCTATTTTAATAGGTGTTACTACCCTTATAGTCTGAACCATACCATCTTGTGTGGCAACCTTATCGTCTTTCTTACTACTTTTCTTTGATCCTTCAAGGCCAAAAGTCGCTAACGCACCTGTCAGTAAACTTGCTGGAAAAGTTATATCCTTGGGTTCTGAACTATACCCAGGAATTGAAATGTAGTTGAGAGTTACTATAAAACCACTCCAAACAACAACTCCTAATCTGACAAACAAACTAATTATTGCTAGTTGTTCTTCTTTATCGTCTAATCCTTCCTTTAGTTTTTGGAAAGCATTTTTCTTTTTCTCTTCAACCATAAAAGTAAAGATTCTTGTCTAATACTAGCAAAGTAGCTATGTTTGGAAAGTAACACATAAAAACGATGGTAAAAATCCTAAA